TATGGAGCTTGAACAATTAATAACTTAAAGGCAACCAAAAAAAGAACATGGCTAAGAAAATTAGTACAAAGGTGAATTATCAAGTAACAGAATTAGTAAACAACTTAAACGAAGCGGCAACGACTCAAAGTGAACAAAAGAGAGATTTCTTTACCACTAAGGCGTTATACAATGCTAAAAGATTGTCGTCAATTTTATCTACTGCTAAGGTAGGTGCTATGACATTGATTCTTGCAATCGGTATGACTGCGTGTGGTAGTAACAATACTGCAGCAATCAATGTTGCTGACTCAACTGCAAAGGCAACTGATTCAGTTAAGGTAGATTCAACAGCTACACCAGTAGTTGCTGATTCAACTAAAAAATAATTTAGCACGAGGTTGTAAAGATTCCATAGCAATATGGTTGTAAAGATTCCTCGTCCTAATGAAGCGGTGAAGGTGTAATGGTATCCACACGGACGTAAAAGCCCGCGGGTAGCACGATAGTCTTCCAGATTATAAGAGTTAGTTCAATTCTAGCTCACCGCTCTATGTTGTTAGCATATTGGTTACTTTACAATAGGTTATTCTCCGATTTACTTTACAAAGAAAGCAACAACACTTAACGAAGTGGCTCCCCAATAGAGCCACTTTTTTTATAACGAAATAACACGAATGATTTACTTAAACACAAAGATTGAAAGTTTAGAGAGAAAGCATGCCGTAGCGTTAGCAAATATGGCATTGCGATGGTGTCGGAAACATATGGGTACAAATAAAAGAAAGAAGTACGAACCTATATGGTCAGTCCGCATAGGGTGGGATAGTGATTGTGGTGAATATGATGCAACGGATAATGAAGTACATATATACTATAACAACTGTTACGATGTAAGAGAGCTGATAGGTACTTGCATACACGAATGGACACACCAACTGCAGCCAATATTAACAAAGTACGATAAGTACCCAGGTACATATAGTAGAAACCCATATGAGAGGCAAGCAAGACGAAACGAAGATAAATATTTAAGACCGTGCTGGTCACACATAAAACAAAAAGCAAAATGGATTACGCAATAATGAAATTGAAACAAGACGAGATAGTATTAATGAAGAAGATTAAAGGACTGCAAGATGGCAAACCTAAGTGGGCCGCAGCTGAGCAGTTAGATGAAATCAGGTCCGCTATTGAATTGTTAGAGCGATACAATAGTATAACGGAGCAGGACATAGAGGATGAAGATACATACTTAAAGCAAGTGTTCGCTACTCACCCTGCTAAAGCAAAAGCTTAGTCGGACAATCTTAATAAAAATAAATTCAGTTAAATGGATACAATAACACATATAGACATAGAGAAGTATAATAGTATAGAAGAACAAAGACATAACACTATGGGAGATAACAATTTCATAGCATGGTGTAAACAATATAACATAGGTAGTAGAGTAGAGGTAGTAAGTGAACAAAGACTTAAAGCAAATGAGTTAATGTCGCAGTACACTAAGTACACAAACTACATAAGTAAAAGAAATTAGATTTGGTTTTCTAATGTTTTCATTTTTTTTATTTTAATTACAAAGAGCTCCTAATCATAGGATGAACCGATAGCAGAAACGCTGTCGGTTTCTTTGTGCTCTTTATTTAATGAGGCGGGCGGGGGCACGAGACAGTTACGTGTAGCTCAAAAAAAACAGTTCGCTGAAAACCGGGTCGGATAGGTGCAAATACCGGGGTCATATTTTTTTGCTATGGACGCAATTTTGACATGATGTATGATACACACAAAGTGAAAATAGATGTTTTTCTTTTACCTAAGTGATACTTATTTATACGATATCGGAATTAGTTGACTTATTTTTTAACCAAACTAAATTAAATATGGAAGTATTAGATTTCGTTTTACACTATCCGTTTTGGGTAGGTGTATTAGTAGGGTGGAAAGTTTTACCTTACGCAGTTTCTTTCGTCAAAAGGTTTATTAAATTATAAACTGAAACCCTCACCTTAAATAAGTGGGGGTTTTTTTATTCTATTTAATGATATTTATTAGTATGAAATTAAAAGAATTATTATTAAAGGTATATGAGGGGCATTGTGAAAGAGAGCCTGACGAATCCGATGAAGATTACTTAACCCGTTGTGGGAATGATATGTTTAATCAACAATTCGGAATAAGTCAGTTATCTAATATCCCTAATGTAATGAAAAAGAAAATAGTAGTACCTAATGCTATAAACGAACGACTTAATAATATTGAATGGGATAGAATGCAAGAAGATATAAAGGATATGCAAAAACAATGCAAAGACATACAAAAGACTATTAAGGGTAACCACAAACAAAAAGAGTTATTAGTTCAAGCAATGGCACAGGTGATTATTAAAAACTTAGACCACCTTAAATCGGACATATACGATAAAGCAAGAAATATTCCTCCGGACGTAAAATGTTAAAAAATGATTAAAGAAAGTGTATATGTCGACGCAGCAGATGCATTTGGAACATCGGTAGGTGTAGCACATGTTATTGGATTTAAGAATAAGAAGGAACAAATTAAGGAAGAAGGGGTAGAATCCTTTAAGCAAATAGAGCCAGACTTAGAAATTAACTATACCATATGTGATGCAATCGAAATAGGAATGTATCAAGAACTACAAAGGGCAATATATAAATTAAGAAGTAACAAAAGAATAAAGAAAGAAACGACTATCTATAATAGAGCGTTTATAGAAATAACAAACGATGAAAACTATATCACAAAATCCGGACAGATATTCTAAAGTAGGTTCTAATTGGATAATTTCGGCCGATAAAGCAATAACCCCTATTACCCTACCCATTGGCGTTCCTCTACAAAATCTTAAACCTCTTATACAGGCAAATGGCATTATAGTTAAGGTAGGTGAGGACTATCTATGTTCTCTAACTACTCTAAACTTAATAAAAGAATCCAACAATCCACATTACGATATAATACAAAATGGTACTCTAAAGGTAAAGACCAAAGATGTAGTGATAGGTAAGACCATTAAGATTATTGAGTTGGATATATCTCGTTTAGAATCCATAGGTAACTTACAAGATACTAAAGGAATCAAAGCAGGAGTAAGTTCAGTAGAGTACATATATGAAGGCAGTAAAACGGACGGAATACCGAATAACCTCATTACACAAATTAACTATACTCTTAATCAGGACTCTATAAGAGGATTAGATACATATACCCTATATCAATTAAAACTAGCTCCTGAAGCTGCTTATTCATTAGATGCATTAAATGTGGTATTACAACCTCAAAACGAATTATTAGATATGCCCAAACTAAAAGTGTTTATAGAAGGGGTAAGAGAAAGACTAACCCTATTAAGAGCAGACTTTGAAATGATTAAGCATACATTCTTTGAAGGAATTATACCTGTTAATCTTGGTAAAGTCGAAATTACTGCAAACTCGCTATCCGACCCTAATAAACAACTATTGGGTGCAAAAGACTTACATCAAGTTATCTATAAAGAAGTAGGTAGTGTACAAGAATATAGAGACACACAATCCGCACAAAGAAAAGTACAAGCTGATATAGCCGCTCAACAAGAAGCGATTGCAAAACAAAATGCAACATTGACTCAACAACTTGCTCAAACACAAGCTACAAATACTCAAACTACACAACAGTTACAACAACAACTTGTGGATATTCAAAAGAAGTTATCGAAATAATATGAAAAAGTTTAGTATTAAAGATATCATAACCTCTATAATCCTTTTTCCTATGCTTTTCCTTGCTGCCTGTGGTATAACTATCTATTGGGTGTGTAAGTTTCCATTTTGGTACATAGAGAGGAAAAAATGGTGGAGGACTAACAAATAACGGTATATGACTAAAATCCCAAATAAATGGATAGTAAGGTCACAACCCACACAAGAACAACAAATCACTGCTGAATTAAGATATAGAGTATGTGTGGAGTGTCCATCTTTCGTAAAATTAAAAAGACCGGAGTGTAAAGAATGTGGATGCTATATAGAACATAAGATATATAGTGGTAATGAAATGGGATGTCCTTTGAATAAGTGGAAACTATCAATAGAAGGTATATTCTAAAAATTTTCTTAAAAAACGACTTTGCCCCCAACCCCCGCCGATATTTTATTTGGTAATGTGGGATATTTATCGTATATTTGGTTTTAATAGTTTATATATGAATATAGTAAAACAACAACTTAGTAAAAATATAGACATATATCGTACTGACTATAATTGGGAATATTCAAAAGAATCATTAATAAACAGAGTTGAACAAAATATTTTATCAATTGGTTATACCGACACAAACACAAGTATATTTGGTATACAATCTAAAGAAATAGAATCAGTAATCAAATATGGAATTGAAGCTTGTAAACAAATATCTGGATTAGTTGAGGGAATTAATTGGAATGGTGCATGGGCCGGCAAGACTTGGGTATTTAAGACAACACCAAATACAAAAGAACTCATTACACATAAAATTGATTATCACAACCATCCGATTGCAATTAGTTACGATACTTCACATCCACATAAAAACACTATTGTACCGATTGCAACAACTTGGACTTATTGTTTTTATTTGCAAATACCAAAAAACCTAAAAAAAAATGAAGGAATGTTAGGATTTAAGGATGGTGCTGAATTAATAGAAATTCTACCAAACGAAGGTGAATTTGTAATTTTTGGTAAAGATGTAATGCATCGGCCGAACTTGATACCAAACTCTAATGAAGATAGAATTGCAATTTGTTCCAATGTCGGATTTGATATTGTGAATATTAAGAATAAAAAATCTTTATTATAATAAAGAAAAAATATAATATTTATAAGAAATAATATGAAAGTATGAGAACAGTATTAATGGGTTCGGATTTTATGTATGACAAAATTGGTAATTTGAAACCAATTGAAATAAATACAAATGTTGGATATAGTACCAATAAAATAGAAGATGATTCGGATGTTTATGATATCACAAATTTGAAAGAATTTATAACATCCAATGGTTTTTTACATCTATGCTATATTGGTGGAAACAAAGCATTATCAGATGTATTTAGCAGTATGTCCGCTGAGTTGTCAATTGTATATGAATATAGATACATTAGAACCGATTCAATAACGATACCTTATATTGAAGATAATGATACAACTTTAATTATCAGAAGTGCGTACGATACAACGGCATTAGTAGATGATACATATTGTAGAGATAAAGTCCATTTTATGAATTTAGTAAAAGATTCTACATTTGGTTCTCAATTTGCATATTTAGACGATTCCAATATGTTGGTTAATAACATAACAACAATAACAGATAATGGAATCCACCCAAATTTTATTTTGAAATGTAGATATCCAAATTATAACAAAAATTTATATCCAAAATTATATAAAGTTAGTTCACAAACAGAATTAGATACTATTATTGCAAACAATGTTACTAGTGATTATTTCTTAATGGAATATTATTTTAATGATTCAAAAAAACATAATAATCAAATAACAAAAATTAGAAGTTTGAATGTATTATATCCACCGACTTTACAAAGTATTACAATAGGACAATATACCGATTTAACTAGTCAATTTATTCCAACGGAACCTGTATATAATACCACATCATTTGAATTGGACATTATGTATAGAAATGCATATATAACCGAAACGGCGGACTTAATGCAACCAAAATTATTAGATACCGACCAAGTACAAATGGCGGACGGTAGTTGGAAAACGGCATTAGAATTGGAAGTGGGTGATTTAGTTAAATCAATAACAATACCAAATATAGATAATAGTAATATTTTATATGAATTGGGTGAGTACACACTACCGATTGCAGATTTTATGACTGGGGTAGTATATACACCAAATACTATTACACATAAAAAGAAAGTAAATAAATTAACAAATTATTCTACAATCACATTTACCGATAATACTATATGGGAAGATACCGAAAATTCATTTTATTTAGTAGAGAGAAACAATAGTGTTATTTTTTCATCAATAGGTAATATGGTCGCTGGTGATTTAGTTATATTAATAGATTCATCCAATGTATCCGTAGTATCAACGATAACAAAGGAAGTAACATCAGTGATTACAACATCTCAAATCTTTTCAGGATGGATAATTACAGTAGCAGATAAACATATATTCTTAACAAGAACAAACGACACCACTAATTCAATATCATTTGCTGCAATTGAACATAACTATGAATTTTGTACTGGCCCAGGTTCTTGTACTACTAACAGCTGTATTGGTAAAGGTACAGTATGTACCGGTGCGGGGTATTGTTGGAGTTATCCAAGATATTGTCTATAAACCAAATAAAAAATAAAAAAATGAAAATAATTACAAATACTGATATTAATAATATGAATACAATAATGACCGAAATTGGTTCATTAATTATTGTAGTTAATTCTTAATAAAAAATAATTAAAGTTATATGGCTGATTTATTTACAATAATAAAAACATGGGCAATTGCAAAAAACCCAACAAAAAGACAAATATCACTGGCCAACCTACGTGCTAATATATGTGAAACATGTCCATCTAAAAAAAAAATAATTAAAGAGTTAAAATTGGGTATTGTTTGTGGTGAATGTGGTTGTCCCGTTGTAAAAAAAGTATTTACGGATATGTTTAATGCATGTCCATTGGGGAAGTGGAAAGATGTAGATTATCCATTTTTTCATAATAAAAATGATAAATCCATAATATAAAATAAATGAGTTACATTAAAACTATTAATAATTTTCTTTCAAAAAAAGAATGTGAATTAATAATCCAACAAAATATAAATGTAAAATTAAATTTGGGAGAAGTGGGTTCACCTGTTGGGTATGTAATTGATTTAGAAAAACGAAATGCAAAAGTTAAATCAGTTGAGTTATCAGATGTTACAAATAGATTAATAAACTATCTAAATAATACTGAAATAATTAAAGGGTATAGTTTAGAACAAACACAAGAAAAATTTCAATTTGTAAAATATGAAGAAGGGGGTCACTATGATTGGCATATTGATACAAACTCATTACCCTCATCACATAGAATTTGTTCAGTTGTAATACAATTAAACAACGAATATACAGGAGGAGAATTATTGTATATGGATTTAGATGATAATGTAATAGAATTTGAAAAAGGAATCGGAAATTTATTTATCTTTCCATCCAACACCAAACATAAAGTGGCTCCAATTATAACTGGCACAAGGTATTCTTTGGTGTCTTGGTTAAATGTAAAAAGTAAAAATATTAAAACTATTATATAACATAATATGATAGTTTAATAAAAAATTTAAGTTATGTCTTTATGTATAAATGATGATTTAATATGGTTAGCAATTCCAAGGTGTGCCAGCACTTCAATTGAAAGTGCACTTATAAATTCTACATTGAATTGTAAATATCCTTATGATTATAAAGAAAAATATTATGATAAAGGTTTACATGTACACTTAGAGGTCGAAAAATTATATAATTTTTTTGGAATAAAAGAAACAATATGTGTCAATAGAGATTGGTTTGATAGGTGGTATGCTGCATTAGAATTTATGTGGTTATCTATGACAAATGCCGGATTAATTCCTATTATAAAATGGGAAGATATTGATAATAATTGGTTATACAATAATTTTACAAAAAAATATATAGATACAATACATTCCATAAATAGAAATGCAAATAAATATATTGACGATGAAATGGTAAAGCTGAAATATGAATATACTTTTCATTTTTGTGAAATAAAAGACCACCCACTAAAAGACCATTACTATTACCCAGCATTATTACTATCTCAAAACACTTGGAAAAAAAACAATAAATGTACATATGAATTTGATTTTAAGGAATTAGATAAATTTGAAAATTTTATAACAAACCGATATGGTACAGAATTTAAGTTAGAAAAATTAAACTCATATAATAAACTTTCAAACAAAATTGTAAAAGACGATAGATTAAAAAATTGGGTTTGGGACAATTTTGAAAAAAGATTTGAAAAAACAAAACAATTAATTTAAGATGGATGCATTAAAATATTGGACACCAGAAGAATTTGAAATATCGTCCTATGCATGGAAATTAACCGAAAGAAAAAACCAAACATATAAAACGTCTGGAAGTGATAAATCGGGGTTATCCGTATATACTTATAACGAAATGGGATTTAGGGCCGATTCATTTGATAAACCCGGATTCAAAATAATGGCTATCGGGTGCTCTATAACCGAAGGTGTGGGTGTAAATAACAATGAAACCTGGTCTTATAATTTTACAAAATATATACCTAACGGAGTTAATTTGAATTTTGGAATGGGCGGAAGAAGTAATGATTATATTACCAGATGTTTATTAACTTACTATGACTTAGTAAAACCAGATTTAGTATTAATAATGTACACAAATCCACAAAGAAGAGAAATATATACCGAAAATAATGGAGTAGAACCATTCATGCCCACTGCCAGTTGGGGTTGGTTGGAAAACACAGAAGAAGGACGTGAGGTACAAAATCATTTAATTTCTTTACAAAATGATAGTGCAAATTTTATTAATTGGTATAAAAATCACTTACTTATAAAGTATTTTTTAGAAACAAAAAAATGCAATTGGTTGTGGAACGGCCATTTTGGAATATCAAAGGATTATAATGAATTTAATAGATTTGATGGTGAATATAAAAATTATTTAGATAGAGGAACGGATGGCTTACACCCCGGCCCACGACACAACTATGAATATGCTATAAAGTTATTTGAATATATTAAAACCAATTTTAGAAATTATTTACCGGAAGATTTGAATGAAATTAAACGAACCTTAATATAAATTTGGTAATGTCAAATATTTGTCGTATATTAGAGTATTATAAACAATTAAACTCTAAATTATGAAACTAAAGACAGAACAAGAATTACAAGCAAACTACGATAGATTTATCGGAATTATTAAAAAATACTTTACAGGTGAAAGATTGGAAAAATTACTCCATATGTATTCCGAAGAAGAATTGGGTAGTAATTTAGCAGTATCACCTGCATCTGGCTCAAAACACTATCATAACGCATATATAGGTGGGTATATTGACCACATCTTTAATGTATGTAAGAACGCTCTTAAAATGAGAGACCTGTTCGTAATGCAAGGTGGAGAGATTGATTTCACCGAAGAAGAATTAATATTTAGTTGTCTACATCACGACTTAGGAAAGTTAGGTGTTAAAGGTGAACTACATTATTTACCAAATCAGGAAGAATGGTCTCAAAAGAAATACGGAACCCTATTTGTTCGTAATGAGAATATCCCATATATGACTTTAACCGATAGAACTTTCTTTACATTGAACCACTATGGTATTCAGTATAATGAGAAAGAGTATTTTGCAATCAAACTTACCGATGGTATGTATGACGAAGATAATCAAAAGTATTTAGCAGGCCACGACTTAAAGAAACAATTAGTTTATAAGTTACAATTTATTATGCATTGGGCAGACCATATGTCGACAATCATTGAAAGACAAGATAACACAATTTAATGACAGATTTTCCGATTTGTAATAAAGTTAGGGTAGTTTTGTCATAACTTTGTAACAAAATAAGGGATGGTATAGTATTTGAACTATATGGGTATTATTAACTAAAAAACATTTATTATGTACATGATTGATTACAGTAAATTATTCGAAGAATTTTTTCCAATCGAACAACCAAAGACAAGAACGACTTATGTTCAAAACAAATTCGCAGTAGACATTAAAGATGAATCTGCAACCCTTGCTCTATCAGTATTAGGACACGACCCAAAGGATATTGAAATTAATTGCTTTGAGGACAAAATTGAAATCAAAGCTAAAAAAATAGGAGAGGATAAAGAAAATCCTTTTAATCAATTGGTTTCGGATATCGAAGAAAGAATCAATGTAGGTAAAAACTTTGATGGTAGAAAAGCAAAAGCTGAAATTAAACATGGTATTCTTTTAATTACCATCGAAAGAAAAGAAGAGTCCAAACCAAAAAAATTAACCCCAAAATTAGGTTAATTCAGTTATTTTTCGTATATTACAAAGGTAGGAGTTCAGTCACTTCTACCTTTTTTTATTAAACAAACATTATGATAAAACATTTAATTACAGGAGGATGTAGCTTTAGTCATTGTCACAAACCCGATGAAAGTTGGATTGGATTTTTAGCAGATAAGTTAAAAACCGAAAATGAAAATTTAACAATAAACCACACCGGATATTTAAGTCAAGGACAAGAACTTATTCAAAAGAAAGTTATGTTGGCAATTATAGAAGCATTGGATAGTGGGTTACAACCTGATGAGATTATGGTAGTAGTAATGTGGAGTGGAACATTTAGAAAAGCTTGGTATATAGATAATCCGATTATTATAAAACAAATGACCGACTTATGGCCCAATTTTGAAGGTGGAATGTCTAGTCAATTTTTAGACTTAAAAAATAGAAATGCAGAACATCCTGAATATTTTGAAACAAAGGGTGGTAGCAAATTTGAATATAATCCGGAAGGTGGTTGGTATTTTACAGTAAATGGTAGTGATTGTCAAATGGAGTTCGTACAACAACATTATATTTTAGATGGGTGGTTAGCAGGTGGTATTGGTAAAGTACATAATAGTATTGAAAATATAATTATGTTACAAAACTTTTGTAAATTAAAAGGTGTTAATTTTTATCAACAATTTTTTATGGATTCGGTATTTGAAGATATTGAAAATAACAAAAACCATCAAATAATAAATTATTTATATAAACAATTAGATGAAGTTACTATGTTAAAAAATGGTATGTTTGAATACTTACACACTCTATTAAACATAGATAGAAAAGAGTCGACAAATGTAGCACATGCCGAAAGACTTAAGTTAGATGAGAATACAGGATACTTTAGTAAAGATGGATTTCATCCTAGTGCACTAGGTGCAAAACTATGGTGTGAGAACGTATTATTCCCTTTTTTAGAAAAATAAATATTTATAGATATGATATACAACGAAAAAATACAAATGTTATTAGAGTCCTTAGATGGTAAATTAAGGATTTTACAAAACGGAATCACAGGTGCACAAACAATGTCACCTTCTGAAGCGCACACTACATTAGAAGATGCAAGAAAGGTAGTAGAGCGTATTTCTGAATTAACACGAATCAATAGATAAAATGAATTGGCTTAAGTGGTTAGTCGGATTTTCTGCACTAATTGTCGCCGGTTGTGCAGCATTTTTCTCCGTAACGGGTTTAGGTGTCCTATTTAGTGGTGCCGCAACATCGGTAATGGTGATGGCGGGTTCGTTAGAATTCGCAAAGTTAGTTGCTGCAACATATCTAAAACAAAAATGGGAAGAAATTAAAGGATTTAATAAGTGGTATTTAGTATCGGCAGTGACATTATTGATGGTTATTACATCTGCCGGTATATTTGGTTACCTTTCTAACGCATTTCAACAACAAAATCTTAAATTACAGCAAGTGGATAGAGAAATTGCTGTTTATACTACAAAAATTGGTTCAAATGATGCTCAAATTACCCAACTAAACACTCAATTGGGTCAGTTATCCTCAACACAAAACACAATTTTAGACAAAGGTAAGGTAAATTCTCGTCTTTTACGCTCAATTGATAGTAAAGATAAACAGGTTGCAACAATTAACAAAAAAATTGGTAGTTTGCAAGACGAAAATGCTAAAAATAACGAAGAAATTAACAAAATTAAGATTACTAACTTAGATTTGGAGAAAGAAGTAGGTGGATTTCGATTTGTAGCGGAAGCATTTGGTATGGAATTGAAAAATGTTGTAAAATTCTTCATATTTTTGATTGTAATAGTATTTGACCCATTGGCAGTTGCGTTAATTATTGCATTTAATGGTTTGATTGAAACAAAAAAACAAAAACAAAGAAGACTTTTGGGTGAAATGGTGGAATATGACCAAAAATTAGGATTATATGATAACTTAGATGATTTAATGGAAGAAAACTACAAAAATTACCAAATATACGGAGATAGTGGAAAAAATTCTACAAAAGAGGGTAAAAATGAAGTTATAGTAGAAAATATTATTAACGAAAACAAAGAAAATGAGAATTACAAAGAAAATGAAAATTCAATTGTTAGGATTCCTATTGACTTGGATGGTGATGGAACAATTGATGGATATGATACGAATAATGATGGAATTATAGATGAATGGTCTCCAGAAGGTCATGCAGAAAGAGCCAACGGTAGTAGAAATTTATTACCATACTACGCAAAATCCGATTTTGATTGGAGTGATAAAACAAAATGGATAAATGACCAAAATGCAATTAATTTTTGGTTAAAATATAAAAAGAAACAGGAAGACGATTTAATTAAAACTTATTAATTATTTGGTAGTTTAGAATAATTTTCGTATATTACAAATATGAAAAAATACGCATTATTTATTGGAAGATGGCAAACATGGCATAAAGGTCATGAGTGGTTAATCAATCAACAATTAGAAAAGGGAAAGAATTGTTGGGTAGCAATTAGAGATGTACAAAAGGATGAAAATAATCCAAAATCTGCACAAGAAGTATTACAAGAATTACAAAAAGAACCATTTTTTACAAACAATTGGGATAAAATTTTATTATCTATTATTCCCGATATTGAATCGGTAAATTATGGTAGAGGTGTAGGTTATGATGTAATTTATCACGAACCACCGAAAGAAATTGAAAAAATTAGCGGAACTGCAATTAGACAAAAATACATCGACTCTAATGGAGATGTAGTTATTTACAATATAGATACCGAAGATGATAGTAGAACGTAAGAGACACATTGCCAAAACCATATCATATCGTATTTTAAGTACCTTAATTGGATTCTTATTAATGTGGTTGATAAGTGGTTCAATTAAAGTTGGAGCAGCATTTGGAGTAGCAGAATTGATTTATAAACCCATACAATACTATATTCACGAAAGAGTTTGGTATAAGTGGATAAAATACGGATTAAAAAAATAAAATATGAAATTAATAGTTGACAAAGGTTCTAACGGACTAATAACAAAAGAGTTTACGGAGTATCTTAAAACTCCTGTGTTAAAATCGGAAATAACTCAACAAGAAGCAGATGAGTTAAGAAATCAATTAGAACAAGGGTTGACTGAGTATCCAGGATTAGGAATATCGGCCACTCAATTGGGAATTAAAAAGAGAGCTTGTTATATTAAGTTTGGAGAAGAAGAATTATTTTTAGTTAATCCAATGATAAAAGAAAAATCTAAAGAAGGATTTCTTTTTATGGAGGGGTGTTTATCTATTCCATCATCACTTATAAAACCAACAAGAACCATTAGAGCTTGTAAGGTTGTAGTTGATACCGATAACTTAGGTGAATTAACTTTTGAAATTAATCCGGAAGGAGATAAACAAAATGAGTCAATATCAAAGGAAACAATGATGACCGTCATCGTTCAGCATGAAATAGACCACTTAGACGGATTTACAATTAAAGATAGAGTTTATACTACCACTTTTGTCAAAAAAGTTAATTATGGTAGAAATGATAAAATTGTAATGAAATCCAAAGATGGTGAGATGGTTGAAGTTAAATACAAAAATGCAAACAAATACTTTTTAGAAGGATACGAAATAGTTTAATATGATATATACAATACTTACATTACTTATAATTACATTACTATATGTAGTTTATAATCTTCTTCAAAAAATGGAAAAATATGAAGATGCATACGAAGAAACACAAAAATTTATAAAAACCGAAATTGACAGAAACGAAGCATTACTGGAAGCATTAAGACTAATTGATAGTCGTGAAATGTTTGAGAAGGATGATGAGGTTGGTTCTATATTTTATCAAATCAAAGAAACAATAGAAAAATTCAAACAAAAAAACAATGGCAACTAGAAAAAAACGAGGGCCAAATAGACAATATTTTTCAAAAGATACCGAAGATGCTATTATAGAATATAATATCACAACTGACCAGTATATAAAAGATAAATTATATAGAGAAAGAATTGCATCTGCATTTGACAAACTCGCAGAGATAGTTTACAATAAATGGAAATTTACTTATTTTGATGATGACCCAAAAGATGTAATGGCAGAGGTTGTTGCGTTTATGATTGAAAAGATTCATATGTACAAAAATGGTAAAGGTAAAGCATTTTCTTATTTTACAATTGTTGCAAGAAATTATCTTATTCTAAATAACAACGCAAATTACAAAAGATATAAAGACACAGATATAATGTCAGGATTACCTGATTCATTTGATACTGAAAATAATTTTAGAGAAGAGGAGCGTAATGATGAATTTAGAACATTTAATATTAGAATGCTTCAATATTGGGATAAACATTTAGAAAACTATTTTCCAAAGAAAAGAGATATGCAAATTGCAGATTCGGTATTAGAATTATTTAGAAGAGCAAATTACATAGAGAATTTTAATAAAAAATCACTATATCTACTTATTAGAGAAATGACCGGCCATCCAACACATTATATTACTAAAGTTGTAAATAAAATGAAAGAGAGGCAAATGGAATTATATAGTGAATTTGATAAAAATGGCGATATAAATATTTAGAAATGATACAATTAGGTTTATCAGGCTTTTATCACGATTCAGCAGCAGCATTAGTAATAGATGGTAAAGTAATATGTGCTATTGAAGAAGAAAAACTATCCGGTGAAAAACATGATAGTTCTTTTCCGTTTAAGGCAATTCAATGGTGTTTAGAATATGTAAAGATAACAATTGATGAGGTTGATATGGTTTGTTGGTATGAAAATCCAAAAGATAAATTTGAAAGAGTTAGAGAAACAATTGGTAAGTGGGGTGGCTTAAGATATCCAATGAAATGGAGAAAGTTTATTAAAAGATGGAATGAAACGGAGGGCAACTTAAAAGGAATATTAAAATCAATTGGATATGATGGAGAAATTTTATATTCATTACACCATCATTCACATTTAGCATTATCTTACTATACATCTCCATTTGATAAAGCAATAGGATTGTCAATTGATGGGGTTGGTGAATCGCATACTATATATGCAGCAATGTGTGATGAGACCGGCTTTCATACAATTCAAACATTGCACTTTCCACATTCATTAGGATTGGTTTATTCAGCATTCACTACTTATTTAGGGTTCAAACCAAACGAAGGTGAGTATAAAGTAATGGGATTGGCACCATATGGTGATAAACAACAATATAATGGTGTGTTTGATAAAATTGCTACTATGGGTGGTGAATTTGATATTGTTAAAATGGATATGTCTTATTTTACATGGGAAACATCCGATAACGATATGTTTAACCAACAACTTATTGATTTAATTGGATTTCCACCTCGTTTCAAAGATGAACCAATTGAACAACATCATAAAGACTTAGCTGCCTCATTACAAAGATGGTATGAAAGTGCATTATACTTTCTTATCAATAGAATTACTAATATATGGGAATGTGAGAATTTGGTTTTAGGTGGTGGATGTGCTTATAATGGAACTGCCAATGGTAAAATAAAAACATCTACATCAATTAAGAATGTATTTATACCATTTGCCCCATCGGATAGTGGTTCTGCTATTGGTGCATGTTTATATCAATACCATATTGTAATGGGTAATCCAAAAGTAAAAGGTGGTGATAATCAATCTCCGTATTTGGGTGAGGAGTGGAGTAGTCCTGAATTACTTAAAATTATATTACAAAATCATAGAAAAAAAGTTGTAATGTTTGATACCGATGAAATGTTATGTAAACAAGTTGCAAAATTAATTGAAGAAGGTAATATTATAGGCTGGTTTCAAGGTAGAACAGAATTTGGTGCAAGGGCATTGGGCAATCGTTCTATATTAGCTAATCCACATTTATCCGACATTAGAGATAGAATTAATAAAGTTGTCAAAAAGAGAGAGATGTTTAGACCATTTGCTCCATCGGTTACAATCGAAGATTATCAAAAGTATTTCCTATCAGAAGAAGATGTTCCCTATATGAATCAGGTTGTCAAAGTTAAAAAGGATGTAAACATTCCATCAGTAACCCATGTTGACAATTCGGCAAGGATACAGACACTTAAAAGAGAAGATAATCCACTTTACTATGACTTATTAAAAGAGTTCGAAAAACTAACAGGAACACCCATTCTATTGAATACATCATTTAACTTAAAAGACCACACAATGACAAATGACCCACAAAAAGCTATTTGGACATTTCATAATTGTGATATGGATTATTTAGTTTTGGGTAAGTTTTTAATAAGTAAATAATTATTAGTACATAAACACACAAAATGGCAAACGAATTCCAATTATTTGATGGTAAAAATTTATCATCATTATTCAAAGATATATACGAAAATCAACAAGTTAAAAAGAAAAACATTTCCGAATTAATTGAATCTTTAAGAAAATTAATTAAAAATGTAGGAGAAGCTACAGTTATTGCACCAATCATAAAAGATTTAATTGAGGTATCAGTTAAAAACGATGACCACTTAATTAAACTTGCAACCATTGCACAAAGACTTGCAGCTGCAGAAGCTAAAGGAATTGGTGAAGATGGTTGGTTAAGTGAACATGAAAAAGAACAATTACTTCAAGATATGGAAGATACTATAAATGCAGTAGAAGAAAAGACTAAAGAAAAAATGGGCGATTTGCAAATCGAAATTGAAGAAATTAAAACTAAATTATAATGACAGATATAAAATCATTCTTAGCAACCGTAGATACGGTATATGGTACAAACGTTCCATTATCGGATAACGATGTTACAGATAATATTAGTGTTTATAATGAAAATACTAATTTTTCCGATAAGGATGCACGAACCTATGGTGCAATAACTTATTTATTTGAAGATACGATTCATATTGACGATTATGCATATCCATTTGATAAAAATAATTTTACATTCCCCAAAAAAGGAGAAACTGTTATTATTTTGAAAATGTTTGGTAGAAACGAACAAACATTTTATTTACCATACACAAACACCGCATATCCAAATTATAGAAGAGATTATATTACATTTGAAAGAAGTGCAAAAAAAGAATTGGAATCGGTTGGTAAAGATAAGAGTGGTTCAAATTTAACAAGTACTGTTAATTCTGGTGGTAAAACTGAAACAACAAAAACTAATAAAGAAGATAAAATAGAAGTTAATGAAAAAATTAAATTTCTAAAACCAAATGAAGGTGATACCATTTTAAGTGGTAGAGTTGGTAACACTATAAGATTTTCAGAATTTTTTTTGACAGATGATGGTAAAACTTCTTCACCTGGTATATTCATTCGTAATAAACAAAACCCAGAATTAGATGCCAAACCAATAGGTGAATTGGTAGTTGAAGATATTAATAACGATGGTACATCGGTATACATCACTTCTGGTAAAATAAAAGTTCCATTCAAAGAAACTATTAAAAAATCTAAAGTAGCATTTAAGGATTTTCCTTCATCGGATAAATTAACAGGCAATCAATTATTTATAAATTCAGATAGAATTATACTTTCTGCCAAAGCTAGTGAATTTATAATATTTGCAAAAGGAAATACGGGAATAATAACCGACGGTAGATTTAGTGTAGATGCGGATAAGGATGTGTATATTCAAAGTAACCAAATAGTTACAATCGAATCCGATAAAAATATAATATTAAATACAAAACGTACAGGTAACATATATTTGGGAGAAGAAGGTATAGGTGGTGGAGCAGCGGCACCGGTTCAACCTATGGTATTGGGTGGAGAATTAATAAAAGTATTTGAAGATTTGATAGATGAGATTACTAAGTCTATATATGCCGGAAGTTGTGGCCCTAGCCAATTAAGTGGTGCAAATGTTAGAGCGTTTAATAGCATAAAAGGAAATCTAAGAGAAATACTTTCCAGTAGAAACTTTTTAACAAAACAATAGTATGTCTTGGATTTTATATCAGACAAATGTTTTATTAGCAATGGCAACATTTCAATTTGCCGATGACCCAGATGGTATAGCTGAGTTTATTGCTAAAGAGTATGATAGTTGTATTAAACGTGGTGGTGATATGGTGTATGGTGTACCGGTATTGAATGGAAATGTTTCTGGTATGAAAAAAATAATAGCAGATGCATTCAAAAAAGGATTTGAAAGTGATGGAGACAATTTTAATTTATTAGAAGAAATATACCCGGCAGCATTTGATGCATATTGGTTAAAAGTGGAAATGGCACCAATACCAAATCCATTATTAAATCCAGGAGGATGGCCGAAGACACCACCTGCACCAGGAACAATAGCAAACATAGGCCCGGACCCAATTAGTATGTTAACATCGGCAGCTAAAAATGAAGCAGAAGTTAAAGTAATGGAAGCTGCTATGGATGAATTAAAAAAACAAACAATAACAATTCCAGGAGTTGCACCATTACCAGATATTACTATACCTGTCTATGAAACTATTGAAAAAATATTAAAAAAAGAACCTGTTGATAAAAAAATAAAAAACCACCCTGCAATTAAAGCTGGAAAGGAAATTATATTCAAATTCAAAGAAGCTAAAAAGAAAAAACCATCAATAGGTAGGCAAGTAAAAAAAGCAATAAAATTTCCTTTTCCAAAATTACCAAAAAGAAAAGATTTAATAAAACAAGCTGAGGATAAAGCGATTGAAGAAGCAACAAAGATTATAGAAGAACAAATTGTAAAACCATTGGAAGAAATAATACTAACACCAATATACGCAGCAATCGAAACCGCAGTAGCTATTGCCGATAGTATTCCAAATCCAAAACCTACAAAAGCTCAAATAAAGAAATTTGTAAAAGATACAATAGATGGATTGGTTCCTGATATTGATTTGCCGGGTATATCAATTCCAAAAATTCCCAAAAAACCGGAACTTAAAAAAATGATTAAAGATAAAACGCCTACTAAAGAACAATTAAAGGCGATGGCATGGGATATGGTAAAAGGTTTGATACCCAATATTCCTTTGATTTGGTTTGTTCCACCTACATTATTATTTACACCCCAAACAATTTTATTCTTAAACCCATTTATAAACTTGGCCAAATTCCATTTAACAGGAGTTAGTGGGTCAATGATGGTAATAGCACAGTATCCACCACCCGCTCCACCCAACAAAGCTTTAATAAATTGGACAGGTTATAAAGTTGTTGGATAAATTATTAAAATCAAATATTTATTACTAAAACATACACAAAACAATTATTATGAAATCAGAAATTTTATTAACTTTAATTAAAGAAGTTGTTAAAAACGAAGTTAAGTTACAAGTAAAAGAAGAACTTGTTAAACTTATCAAATCTGGTGCAGTTACATTGAACTCACAAAAAAAACCATCTACTCCATCATTAAGAGAGATGACAGAGGTTACACCAACACCGGTTAAAAGACAACAACCAATTCAACAATCATCAAAACCTCAAAGGGAGTTTTCAAAAGACCCGATGATAAATGAAATTTTGAATATGACCCAACCATTCACATCCGCACAAAGAGTAGAAGGTGGGCAAGGAGGTGGTAGTGTGTTAGATATGATTCAACCACAACAAACGATGGAAGAAGATTGGGGAACAATGGATTTTAGAGGTATAGAAGCTCCTCAAAATATTCCACAACAATTGGAATCAACCGGAGATGCATTACAAGATGCAACTATAAAAGCATTGACAAGAGATTATTCGGAATTAGTTAAAAGATTCAAATAAAAATGGCGAGAGAATTAGGTAGAGTTAATGTTAATGATTTAACTGAGAATAGTTACAAAGTTCTTGGAATTGGAATAAATAGAAGTTCTAATTCTAATGGTATATTTGCAACCAATTATACTACACTTAATCAAGCCAAAGATAATTTGAAAAATTTGATTTTAACAAGAAAAGGTGAAAGGTTAATGCAACCCGAATTTGGTTGTGATATTTGGTCTATATTATTTGAACAATTAAATGGAGATAATATAGAAAATAGAATTGAAACAACAATTAATTCTGCCGTTTCAATTTGGTTACCATACTTAAACATTAACGAAATAGTATTTGACTATGATGAGAATGATATTGATAACAATAAAATTTCATTTGATATTAAATTTTCATTAAAGTCAAATCCAAACATATCAGATTGGGTACAAATAGGCCCTAATAATTAAATAAATAAAAATGGCAATCAAACCTTTGGATAAAAATTGGGGAAGTGATAAGAAGAATGTCAACTACGTTGGTAAAGACTTTTCTTCTTTGAAACAAAACTTAATTGAGTTTACTAAAACATATTTTCCAGACACATATTCCGATTTCAATGAAGCTTCACCTGGTATGGTGTTCATTGAACAGGCAGCTGCGATAGGAGACTTACTTTCTTTTTACCAAGATACTCAATTGAAAGAATCAATGTTGATGTATGTTACAGAAAGAAAAAATGTAATTGCATTGGCACAATCAATGGGGTACAAACCAAAAATATCCACTCCTGCAGTTACTACATTAACCGTATATCAATTGTGTCCATCCGTATTTAAGAATGATGGTGGTACCAGATTTGAAGTTGATGAAAGATTTTGCTTAAAAATAAAAGATGGTTTAGAAATTAAATCCAATTCAAATAGTAATATAACATTTAGAACAATAGATGGTGTTGATTTTGCAAATTCTGGAAGTAGAGAAGTAGATGTACATACAAGAGATACAAATGGTAATCCATTATGGTATTTACTTACTAAAAAAGTAAAAGCGATTTCTGCATCGGAGGTATCCACCGGTGTTACATTTGCACCCAATGAAACCGATTATCCAACTGCAACAATAGACGATAGTAGCATAATAGAAATTACATCGGTTGTAGATTCTAACGATGGTTCAAAGTGGTATGAAGTTCCATATTTAGCGCAAGAAAGTATATTTGTAGAACAGGCAAACATAGATGGTGAATTGGAAAGTTATTCAAATATAGTACCTTATATTTTAGAAGTACAAAAAGTACCAAAAAGATTTTCAATCAAAGTAAATTCAAATAATACAATTGATTTACAATTTGGAAGTGGTGATACTAGATTAAATGATGAACAAATATTACCAAATACAAAAAATGTAGGATTAGGATTGGCTAACTCTGTCAATAGATTAAATCAAGGTATAGACCCTTCCAATTTCTTAAAAACAAATACATTTGGTATTGCCCCTGCAGGTAAAAGTTTAACAATAAAATATTTGAAAGGTGGTGGTGTAGAATCTAATATTAACACAGGTGATTTAACTAAAATTTCTAAAATAGAATTTGAAGAAGATTTATTATCTATACCTGATAATCTATTATTAGCATATAATGAAACAAAAAATTCAGTAGCTGCAGAAAATTTAGAACCAGCTATTGGTGGTAGAGGTTCGGAATCAATTGAAGAAATTAGACAAAATGCATTAGCAACATTTGGTTCACAAAATAGAGCAGTAACAAAACAAGATTATATAGTAAGAGCATTATCTATGCCAGAGAGATATGGTAGTGTTGCAAAGGTTTATGTTTCTCCTGATGGTGAAATTGATAATAATAGCCCTTCATCAATATTGGCAAGTCCTCAAAATATTGCAGAATTTACAAATATAGTAGAAGGATTAAAAAATAAATCTAAACAAGATATACAAAAAGAATTGGTTAAATATCTTACTCAAAAAAATACAAGTATTGGAGAAGTAAATAACCCATTTGCAATTAACATGTATCTATTAGGATATAATGGTGATAAAAAATTAACACAATTAAATCAAGCGGTAAAACAAAATCTTAAAACCTATTTGGGTGAATATAGAATGATGACTGACGCTGTAAATATTATTGATGGTTTTGTTGTAAATATTGGTATTGATTTTGAAATAGCTTGTTATCAAAATTATAATAAAAGAGAAGTTATTGCAAATTGTTTAGTTCAATTGCAAGATTATTTTAACATAGATAATTGGACATTCAATAAACCAATTAATATTTCAGAAATAGAATTGATATTGGCAAACGTAGAAGGAGTTATGAGTGTACCATCTGTTAAAATCACAAATCTATGTGGTGGTGACGGAAATTATTCACCAAACAAATATAATATAGAACAGGCAACTAAAGGTAAAATGGTTTATCCATCTTTAGACCCATGTATATTTGAAGTTAAATATCCTAACAAAGACATAAAAGGGAGGGCAATATAATGCATAAATTTTTCACATCATCATTTGACGCAAGTATATATCTTCAACAACCTGAACAAAACGCAGGTAGAGATGAGATATTAGAAGTGGGTAAACTTTATTATGGTTCTTCTAAAGATATAGCTAGAACTTTAATTAAATTCAATACAACACAAGTTTCACAATCAATTGTAGAAAATATAGGAACAGGAAGTTATTCTGTTTTCTTAAATCTTAAATCTGCAAATTCTGAAGAACTTCCGTTGGAATATTCAATATTTGCAAACGCAGTTTCACAAAGTTGGACAATGGGAACTGGAACAAAATTTGACAATATAACATCGGATGGTGTTAGTTGGAAATATAAAAATGGGTCTACATCAACAACTTGGCAAGATAATGTTATTGCCGGCACTGCTGTATTTGCTACAGGAACTACGGGTTCTGCAAACGCCGAAGGCGGTACTTGGTATATAACAGGTTCTGCAACGCAATCATTTAATAATGAACCAGATGATGTTAGAATGGATGTGACTAATTTAGTTAGAATGTGGATTAGTGGTTCTTTACCAAATAATGGATTTATAATTAGACATTCAATTAATGCAGAGAATGATGAACAAGATTATGGTATATTAAAATTCTTTTCAAAAGAAACAAATACAATATACGAACCTAAATTGGAATTAGTTTGGGATGATAGTGTATTCACAACGGGGTCATTACAAGCAATCACAGGGTCATCTGCAGCTGATGCTTTAGAAAATACAAAGATTATTATTACCGACTTAAAGGGTTCATATATTCAAAATAGCAAAATAAAAATAAGAGTAAAAGGTAGAGAGTTATATCCTAAAAAATCATTTACACAACATTTTTCATATGATACTGGTTCATATTTGCCAACATCTTCTTATTATCAAATTAAAGATTATATAACAAATGAAACAATAATTCCATTTGGAGATTATTCTAAATTGAGTTGTGATAGTAAATCTAATTATTTTTATTTAGACACATCAGCGTATCCAACAAATAGAAGTTATAAATTAGAATTAAAAATAATTAAAGATGGTGTAACTAAACTTATTGATGAAAAATTAATATTTGAAATAAATAAATAATGGGATTAACCTCTTTAGAAGCAATATCAGAAAAACTAAATGAATCAAAAAATTTAGAACTAGAATCTATATTAAAGATATCGGGCTCCTCTGCCGTTACTAAAAATGAATATGGTGTTACAATTGTTGATGCGGAAAATGCAGCATCTTCTTTAATATTTAAGAACCTATCTAAACCAAAATATGATAATGTAGAATTGGCAAAAGCAATTGACATAAATGTCATTGAATTGAAACCAAATATTCCAGAACCAAATTTGAATTTAGTTCCAAAACCATTATACGATACACAAGTTGCATTGGTTATAGATTTAAGAAAAAACGTAGAAGATTTAACAATAACGGTTGCTGACCAAAAAACACAAATAACCGATTTAACTGCACAAGTTCAAACTGAAATAAATAATAGATTAAGTATTGAGCAAACAAATGATGCATTGGCCAATCAAATAGATACATTAACAAATACAATAACGGATTTTTCAAGCCAAATATCGGTATCATTACAAAAATCAGTTGATGAAAGCATTTTAAGAGCATCCCTACAATCGCAAAATGCAGGATACTTTGCACAAATTGAAGCATTGATAAAACAAATAGATTCTTTGAACGCAATTATAGATGGTTTACAATCTCAATTAGGTGCAGTACAAAATCAATCTACCATTGTACAATCAATAAAAGATTCAGCAGCTGCATTGGGTGCAGAGGTCATTAATAAAGTTGGATTAGTTTCGTTTAATCCAAAATCAGTAGAAGGTAAACCTAAAATTTGGTTTGCAATGAATAACTGTGTAAGTTGTAAGGGAGGAGTTTGGCAATTCAAATATGGTGAATATATATCAATAACAAACAGTGATAGAGACCCAATAAGTGTAGAAATGTATGCAGGTGGTATAGACGACAGCAAAGATGAGTGGTTAATTTTTTCAAAACAAAAATTTACAGTGAGTCCATCTCAAACCGAAAAAATACAACTAAAAAAAGGACAAATTGGATATAGTTCGGCTTCTCATAGTGTTAATAAAGAAGGATATCTAAAAATTAAAATAATAAGAGCCGATGGTACCAGTGAAGAAAAAACATATAACTCACAATGTAAAGTGATGCATAAACAATCATATCCTGGATTCGACTAAAATATAAATTATGAGTATTAAAAAATATACAAATATTGATGGTATAAATAATAAAACCGAAAATGAGGGACAATTTCTTCAATCCGATGATTTATTTATAGTTTCAAAATCAGAAGTTGAAACTACGGAATTTGGTAATTCAAAATACGATGTAATGGAAGTATCGGTTTATGATGCTAATAACACGTTATTACCTCAAAAATCTGGAAATAATGTTGCTTATATTAAGACCAATGATATTAAAAATTATATGTATCAAATCACCAATAAAAGTGGTCAAAAAGAACTTGCAATTAATATTGAAAAATTATTAAATGAATTGGGTTTTACAAATGGTGTATTAAAAGTAAACATAAATTTTATAAGATATAAAGTCGGTTCTGAAAACGAATTAGAAAGAGTTTGGATTGAAGAAGTTTCTCCATCAAGGGAAGAAATTAGAATCATTCCATTAAAAACTAAGTTTCCAAATATAAATTCAAAAACAAATACGCAATTAATAAATTTACAAAATCAAAATAAAGATTTTAAGTATTACAAGGGTTCGATATTAGACTCACTTAATTCTTTTGAAAATACATTTTTAGAAAAAATTGATTCATCTTTAGAAACAAAGTATGGTAAAGATTTTTTTAATGTAATTAAAAAAGATTTTGGTTTGAGTGGTTTTGCAAAAGTAAGAACAAAAATATTTACGGATTTCAAAACATCAGTTGAATACTATTTAACAAACAAATATTATGATGTTACTGATTCTAGATTTGGAAAAAAGTCTGATGTAAGATTTGAGGAGGATGATGTTTATGATTTTAATCTAATGTTAGTAGAAATAGAAACAATATTAAATAGATGTGTTAATTCAAATTTACAATCCTTAAAAAGAAGAGAATTAGATTTGAAAACATTACCTAAAGAATTTTCAATAACGGAATTACAAAAACAAATTAAAAATAATTTAGATTCATTTAATACATATTCAGAAACTAAAAGAAATGTTTATTCTCCGGATGGTACGATAACCACATTTAACGATACAAATACAGGATTTACAGAACCTTCTTATCCTGAAAAGGGAAATGTGATTAAAACTATATGTAAAGGATATGATAAATATCAATTGGTTGCAGATGGCAATGGTGGAACAACGGAAGAGTTTATAGAAGCAAATTCAAAAGCGTGTGGATATATCGTTGACCCACCTCCGCCGCCAGATAATAATAATGGTGGCGGAAGTGGTGGCGGAAGTGGTGGTGGCCGTAACGATGGTGGTAGAAATGATATAATGATAGCGGATTATAATACTGATTATCAAAAATAAAAATATTTATAAAAAAGAATAGATGTCAATAAGATACGATAGACAATATAGAATGAATGCGGACATCAATGGCCCTATTGGACCTGATACTAATGCCGAAGGCCAAAACTGGGACTTCTTAAATAATAATGACCTCTATTTGGGTGGTGGAATTTCTACGGGAGGAGGTGGAGGAGGAGGTGGAACATATGTGGAACCTCCTGTTAATACAAATCCGCCTGCGGAAATACCAACCGAAGCGACACCACAAAATCCTACTCCTGATGATGGCAATTTGGATTTAGACCCATTAATAAATTATGAAATAGCAGCTAGTTCAAATTTGGAAAATGAAATAGGTGATAAAATAAAAATAAAATTTGAAGTACGTTTTACCGGAGGAGCAATTGTCGATGGTGGTGAATTGTTCATATCCGATAAAAATACAGACAACAAATCAACAAAAAAATCAAATTTATTAAACGGAACATTAAATTTATATTTAGAAGATACATCATCGGAGAATTATAATATAACTAAAATATATTATGCAAATAAATTAATTGCAGCAAAAAACCCAACCGATTATACTAAATGGAATACGGGAGATATCTTTATTGGTATGAATGCAAAAGAATTATTAACTGGTGGTGTTGCAGTTGCCGTTATAATGGAAAAGGTAATAAACTATCCAAAACCAACCATAGTATTAGATAGTACAACATATACAAAACAAATTAAAGATTCGGATACCGATGGTATTACTAATATTAAATTTTCACAAAAAGATTGTGATTTTGTAGATTTTTATATTGCAGCCGATAAAAAAATTAGAGTAGATGCTGCAAAGGGAAGTATTGAATTATCTTTTAAGAAAGACTTTGATGGAATTTATGGTAATAAAAAAATAATAATAGTACCGGTTGGTGATTTATATGGTACGGGTGATAAAAAAGAAATTACTATTAATTTCATATCTGTTAATGATTTCCCATCCATCACCGAAATAGACTTTGTTGATACAATTGATATTCCATCATTTTCTGATTTTAATATAGATTATAATGTAAAATATACAACGTTTGCAACTACAACTGTAGATATTTGGTTAAAACAAAAAGATGGAAGTAAAATAGGATTAGCAAGTAACCTACCAGCAACGGGTGTAATAACAATAAATCTTAAAACATTAAGAGAAAAATATCCTAATTGGGTAGGAAGCGATAATGTAACTCTAATATTAAAACCATACAATAATGGTGGTGCAGCTGCATTAGAAGGAAATGAATATGAAATTAAAACATCATTATTATATCCACTATTACAATTGGATGAAACAATTATTAAAAAGTCTATCTTTGATGCATTTAAGGAAAAATTATTGTTTACTGAACCTGAAAAAGATAGTAAACATTTAACCCATCTTGCAAATTTTGGGAATGATGAACAAATATTAATTTCGTCATGGGAAACCGACAAATGGTCGTTATCTAAAAAATCAAAAGATGAATTAGGAAATGAAATAGTAAAACCAGAAGATGAAGTTAATTCTTTAATATTAAAATTATATAGTCCGTTACCGGCAAACATACAAAAAAATTCAACATTTTGGATTACAAAATTAATGAGTAATCCACTTATTGAAACTATAATATTAACTCAACAAAATGATATAAGTTGTCCTCCAATCAAAGGGCCGAATTTTAACATTGATGTAGATTTTATACAAGGAACATCAACTGGATATGAGTCATTGGATAATATATTATTAAATAATGATGTAACGAGTTCTTCAAATTTAATTACAACCTATCTTAGTTCATCATTAAGTAATACCGATGAATTAAATATAGATTACGCAAGTGGTTCAACTTACTTGTGGGATAATTTTGTACATTTTAGTTCAGCAAAAGAAAGGGTAGATAATTTTGTATATAAAGTACAATTAATAGAAAATTACGAATCATCCATATCTTCTTCATTTTATGTAGGAACAGGTTCAAGTGCACATACCGGTTCGTTGTCAGCTATTCAAGAAAGAGAAAGACAACTATTAAAGAAAAATCAATTAATAAATAATTTTGACGGATTCGAAAAATTCTTATATACATCTTCTTCTTTATCATGGCCGTATAATGGTAATAGTAGAATTGTTCATACTAACAATACAGTTATTAGTTGGTATAACAATTTAATAAATTTATCAGAAGAATATGATATACAAAATCCAAATTGGGTACAAAATAATATACCACAATATATTGTAAATAATATAGAAAATGAAAGTTTATTATTATTCTTTTCTATGATAGGACAACATTTTGATAATATTTATTTTTATACAAAATCTATTGAAAAAAGTAGAAACTTAGGTTATAAATCAAAAGATGGTGTATCCGATAAATTATTATATGATGTATTAAAATCATTTGATTGGGATGCTAAAAACTTAGCTGCAGATTCAAAACTTTGGGAATATACATTTGGATTAGATTTGAATGGTAACCAAAAATTTGATTCACCTGCAAAACAAAGAACATATGAAATATGGAGAAGAATATTAAATAACTTACCATATCTTCTAAAACATAAAGGAAGTAGAAAAGGAATATATGCATTACTAAGTTGTTATGGCATTCCATCATCCAATCTTTCAATATTTGAATTTGGTGGACCAGAGGTAACCGAAACATCTAAAACTAAATTAGTTTATGATAATATTACCACTGCTCTAAAAATGACAACAACATCTTATATCGATTTTGAATGGAGAAATACTGAAAAAAATAGAAGACCAGATACCATTGAATTTTTTATTAAACCAGAAACAACGGGAGACTACGATGTAATAATTGGTGTAGAAAGTGGTATGTCTATAAACATTAGTGGTAGTATTGGGAATAAATATGGAGTAGTTACATTGGATGTTTTAGGAGGACAAATTACATCATCTTTATTACCAATATTTAATGATAATTTTTTTGGTATAAAAGTTTCAAGAGAACAAAGTGGAAGTTACCATAATTTAGAATTGAGTGTAAGACAAGCTAATAAAGAAAGAACAACATTTGAAGAAACAAAAACATTATCCATTTCCAATTCAGTATCGGCCTGGAATAATGGGTCTACTTTAAGATTGGGAAATGGATTTGTAGGAAGTGTAGATGAATTCCGTTTATGGAGTACACCATTAGATAAAGAAAGATTTTACGAACACGTTTCATTTCCAGAAATGATTAATGGTAACCATGTTTCGGCTTCAACCGATGATTTGTATTTCCGTTTAGATTTTGAATATCCTAAAAACCTAAATCAAACATCTTCTTTAATAAATGTGGATTCTAATATATTTTTTAGTAGTTCTTTAACAAGAAATAGTTATGAAAATGGTTCTAATCAACCATTGTATTCAATAAACCCATCCGCATCATTTTCGGCATCGGCACATTTGTTTAGTTCAGCATCAACCTATCCTCATCAATTTGAAATTATTGATAGAAGTGTTGTATTGGAAATTCCTGATTTAGGTTCAACTAGATACTCAACAAATAAAGTTAGATTTGAATCACAAGAATTGGTATCGGACTTATCATCTAAAAGTAGAGCAACTAAAAAAGCATTTGACCAATCACCAACCGATTCAAATAGAGTTGGATTATTTTTCTCACCAACAAAAGAATTAAACATTGATATTGCTAAATCATTTGGTGGAATCAATTTAGATAATTACATTGGTGACCCAGGTGATAGAACAAAATCAAATTACACATCTTTAGATAATTTAAGAAATTATTATTTCAAAAGATTTGATAATAGAGATATATACCAATACATTAATTTAATCAAACTATATGAGAAATCTATGTTTGAAGATATTAAGAAAATGTTACCTGCAAGAGTTAAAGCTACTACTGGTTTATTAATTGAACCACACATATTAGAAAGAAGTAAGATTGCACAAAAAGACCCAACTGGTGAAGATTATCAAAAAGAAACTGTAATACATTATAATGATACAACTATATTGACTGCGGATAATAGTCAATATGAAACTATTGTAAATGCAGACCTATCGGAAAACCTAACTGCAGAAAATAATCAATATGAAAGTATAGTTGATGCAAATCTTTCTGAAAATTTAATTGCGGATTCATATCAATACAATAGTTTAATTAACAACAATGACACTATTATTACAAATGCAGAATCTTATCAACAAGAAGTAAGTATATATGCAGGATTGGATGAACCTACTATTACAACGGAAATTAATTTGGGAATAGAAACCATAGGTCAAACCGCTTATGAGACGATTGGATTTGGTATTTATGCAGAAAATGGAAATGCAATTAGAACGTATTTTGATAAAGATAATAGACTAATTAAAGAAAGAATTAGAGTACAATTAATAACCGAAGAAAACGAAAGAATAATAACTAAATTTGCCGTAACTGCATCAAATGGCCAGGGTGACCCACGTGGTGGTTATGTTGCGGGTTTTCAGACATATACAGAAACTAAATTAAATATTCAACCATTTAGTGGTTCTACAATTCCTACTATAAATGGTAATATAATTGCAGTTAAACCTGTGGATGGATATTTACCAACACATTATAGAAATACATCCGATTTGACAAGAGGATTAGAAAATTCATTCTTTAGAGGTTCAAAAAATACTGCAGCAACAACATTGGATGGTACATCTCCAATAGAAACATTTGTATCTAATCCAAATACATTAACGGTAAATAAAACAGGCAGAAATACATCAGAACCAATTTTGCAAGTAGAATAACGGAATTTGAAAATTATTATATTTATATCAAACGATAATACAACACTATGGGATACTTAAGTAACACAGAATTAACCGTTGATGCTATCCTTACAAAAAAGGGTAGAGAAAAATTAGCAGCGGGACAAGGATTAAACATTACTCAATTTGCATTAGCAGACGATGAGATTGATTATTCTTTATACGAACCAGCTCATCCATTGGGTTCGGCTTATTATGATGTGGCAATTAAAAATATGCCAGTTTTAGAAGCTAATCCGGATGAAACACAAGTAATGAAATACAAATTAGTAACTTTACCAAAAAACACAACTAGAATTCCTGTTGTTGAATTTGGTGTTCCTAACATTTCTGTAAGTCAAAAAAGTGGTGAGGTTGCGTTATCTCCAACTACATCTCCAGCTGGAAATAGAAGTATGGGATATACAATTGTATTATCTAATAAAAATGCAGGGGATATTATAGGTGAAGGTGTAACATCAAATGTAGGTTCAGTACCTTTATTTATTGGTGATGATGTATCGGCAACTGCAATAGTAGCAAAAGGAATATCATTCAAATTTATTCCTAACCCATCATTAACATCAACAATTAGAACAACTATAACAGTTTATGGTAATGAAACAGGTGGTTCTCAAACTATTCCAATCACAGTAACTTACGTTCAATAATAAAAAACTATGGCATTAATTAGAGACAATAGAGGAAGCCTTTTAGCAAGTAATTTATCACAATACTTGGCAGGTGCAGCAAACACCGCAGGCACTCCAGTAGATACTAACGAATTAGTTAGAATCGTAAACCAATTTTTAGGAACAGGTGAACAAATCAGTTCCGACATTAGTACCATTTCAAATGGTATTTATAAAAAATTTGGAACAATCGACAAAGTAACAAATAGAACTGAAATTGTAACTTCTGGAATATGGAGTGGAGACACAGGTTCATTAGATGTGAAAGCAAACTATACTTCATCTGCACAAGTTGAATCTACAAGTGGTAAATACTATTTAGATGTTTATAACACAACGGCAACAGGTTCTGGAGAAGTTCAGTTCTCAATTGCATATGGTGATGTAAGTGGATTTGGTGCACCAACGTTAACTCAAAATGATGATTCAACATCACCAACAAAAGCAACTTATAATCAATATAAGAATGTATTATTGGATAGTGCAGATAATTTCTTTAGTGTATACACTGGTTCAACTGCAGGTGGTGCAGATATGAGAGCTTTCTACGCAATCAATGTGAATAGAGCTAGATATAAAGAAAGATTAGACCCAGGAAACATTTCAATAGATTTTTCAGGTTCAGTTAGAAGTATTACTTTAATTGATGATAGTGGTGGAACCGACGAAACTGTAACAACTGCAGGTAGAGTTTATAACTTAGTTAGTGGTTCATTAAATATTGGTTCAGCATTAACTGCATCAATCGCTACAACCAACGGATATAGTGCACCAAACGGACAAGGTTATGGTTTATTTTATCCAGATATGGGTATTATATTATTAAATCCAAACGCATTGGCCTCAGCCGTTGACCCAAAATTAGGACAAGCAAGTGGTTCAATAACAAATGTGTATCACCAAAATAATGGTAATAAATCGGGTTCAGTAGCATTATTGATGGCAATTAGTGGTGGCGCAGACTTTCAAGTAAGAAGAACCGAAAACGTTTCAACATCTCATTATTTTGTAAGAGCAAACAATAGAGAATTTAACTTCTCAAACAATCCAACATTTGTAACAGGTTCAGTAGGACAATTTGCTCAATCATTGTTTGAAAGAGACCCACATGTTTATATTACAACAGTAGGTTTATACGATGATTCAAATGAATTATTAGCTGTAGCAAAAACTTCCAAACCGGTTGAAAAATCATTTGATAAAGAAATTGCAATAAAAGTTAAATTAGACTTCTAATCGGAGAATAAAATAAAAACTATGGCCCACCTTAATTTGGTGGGTTTTTAGTTTTAAGATATTTATATTAGATATGTTAAAAAGAATACCAAAATCGGATATTAGTATTAGGTCATTTAAGGCTTATAAAGAATGGAGTTTTTCTAGTGGTTCTACTGAAATTGATTTATTAGAAGCTAGTGAAAGTTCTTCGGTATATTCAGGCCAATTCCCAAAAAATTCTATTTACGGACAATTAAGAGCACAATTTTATAGTGGAAACGAAGATAATCCATTTACAAGAACAGGTCATAAGAATAATGAATATAATAATAATCCAGGTTCAAAAGATAGATTTTTAAGTGGGAATGCTAAAGTAATTTCAATACCAAACATTTATATTGGAGAAGGTATAAAAAAAGGGTCTGTATCTCTTATAGATGATGGTAATGTATTTGTAGATGATAACTATGGTAATTTAGTTGCATCGGGTTCAGGAACATATGTTAACTTTAATGCAATGGATTTGCAAGGTAGTGTGTTTAATTTTACCGATTTGGCAGGTGTAGCGTATTCTGCTACAATATCTTCATTTTTTATAGACATTCAAAATGCAACATTAGATATAGTAATAGGTAGTGATTCTTTTAGTTGTGAAATTGTATCAATTAATAATGAAGATGGTGTCATTTATATTAACAACGCAACATTTTTACAAGGAAATGCTGCAACATTAAAATTAGGAAATGTATTTTATAATCAAGGTATAATAACAATCACCAGAAGTGTAAATTCAACATTATTATCTACATGGGAATTATCTTATAAATCTACTCAAACTATATATGAACATGAATATCTTTTAATTTCAAATGAAGATGAATTCAATGTTTCAACAAATCCTACGGCAGTAGTAGAAATTGGAAGAGAAACGGAATTTATAACAGGTAGTGATAATAAAATTTATAGAGCAACTACAAATCCAGGAGTTAAATATATTCGTAAAAAATCTACATTAGAAAATGGTGATACATTGGATTATAGATATACATCATCCGTTAGTCAAAGTGTATTTGCGGGATTTGAACACTATGATTTAAGTAGTTCGGTTGATAGTGTAGGTTCATTCCTTTTACCATTTATTACAACAATTGGTCTATATGATGATGATTGTCAATTGGTGGCAGTAGCTAAATTACCACAACCAATTAAATCAGAATCGGATATGCCTGTAAACTTTATTGTACGATTTGATACTTAATCTTATATTTATATACAAAAACAAATAACATGGCTAAAACTATTTTAGATTTATACGCAGAACAAAAAGCAGGTGGATGGGAAGAAGGTAAACCCGCAGCAGCATTAGTAGATGCAAACAAAGATAAAGATAAAACTTTATATTCAGTTGGAATTGATTTTTCAGGAACAAAAGATGCAGATGATAAAGCAATTGCTGCAGTAGAAAAAGCATCAAAGATAGGAAACCGATATGGTTTAGCCGGTGGACAAATCGGTGGTGGTAGTTCATATCTAAAAAACGGATATACCGATACTACACCATATGGTAAGCTTGATAGAGCAAAATAAAATTTAATGGCTAAAAAAGTTACAAAAAAAAACAATCCAAAATGGGTTGCACAAAAATATGGATTTAAGTCTGGTTTAGAAGAAACCATCTCTCAACAAATAGAATCTTATGGAATTAAAGTAGAGTATGAAACCGAAAAGGTTCCGTACATAATTCCTGCATCCACTCACCACTATCATCCCGATTTCAAACTACCCAATGGTATTAGAATAGAGACAAAAGGTAGGTTTGTGGCAGCTGACCGCAAGAAACACTTATTGGTTAAAGAACAAAACCCAAATATGGACATTAGGTTCGTATTTTCCAATTCAAAGAACAAAATTACCAAAAAGTCCAAAACGACCTATGGGGATTGGTGTGAAAAAAACGGGTACAAATATTCGGACAAAATCATCCCAAATGAGTGGTTTTTAGAGGAAAATAGACCTTAAAATATTTGGTAATATCAAATATTTGTCGTATATTTAAGTCGTGTTGAAGCAAAATGATAAGAATATAGTTATATCTACCCTAACCGGTATTTTAGGCAGTTATCTCAATCTGAAAGGAAATGAGTTAGCTTTCTACTGTCCTTTCTGCAATCACCATAAACAAAAATTACAAGTTAATACGGAAACCCAAAAGTGGCATTGTTGGACTTGCAATAGCGGTGGTAAAAAATTGACATCTTTATTAAAAAAATTAGATGTTGATAGAAAGGTCATTTCGATTATTAGAGAGATATATGGGGATAGCAATTATAACCCACAATTAGAGGATGCCGATACAAAGGTGTTCAT